AAAGAACCCCCCTTTAACTTTCTTTTTTTTTGCCCATATTCTGGCCGTTTTTTACTCTAATAATTTTTATTGTTATGTTAAAACAGAGTTAAAAAATAGTTAAGGTTTGTTAAATTAGAGCGGTTTATTGTAAATGAGTACCCCTAACGTAAAAACCGACTATTATGAATGCTATGAAACACAAAATCCACCCCGATCTAGATAACTTAAAAACTAACGTAGATGATTTAAGGCATTTAGAGGGCAATCCTCGTATAGGAGATATAGACGCGGTAGCTAAAAGCTATGATGAGTTCGGACAACGTAAGCCTATAGTAGCTACACAAGACGGGGAGGTTATAGGCGGTAACCACCAACTAGCGGCAGCTAAAAGATTAGGTTGGACACATATAGCCGTCGTATTTACAGATGACGACGAATTAAAAGCTAAAGCTTTTGCTTTAGCCGATAATAAAACTAGCGACTTAGGAACTTACGATAATGATTTACTAAGCGAAATGTTATCTAGTGTTTCTAGTGACCCAAAACTTTTAGCGGCAACAAGTTTTAAGGAAGAAGATTTATTAAATTTAAGTTACAACCCCGATGATGACATAAATAAAAGAGATTTTGTTAAAGATTTTGGTGCGCCACCGTTTACAACTTTAGACACGCGCCAAGGATATTGGCAGGACAGAAAAAGAGAATGGATAGAATTTGGAATAAAAAGTGAATTAGGACGCGAAGAAGATATGATTTTTTCAATTAAACCTAGACAATATTCAAAAAAACCAAGTGAGATAACGGGTACAAGTGTATTTGACCCGGTGTTAACGGAGTTAATGTATAAATGGTTTAGCGCTCCCGGTAGCGAAATAATAGATCCGTTTGCGGGTGGTAGTGTTAGAGGTATAGTAGCTAGTAAATTAGGTCGTAATTATACCGGTATAGATTTAGCAACAGATCAAATAGAGGAAAACAAAAAACAAGCTAAAGAATTAGTTCCTACAAATATACCTAATTGGATTAGCGGTAATAGTTTAGATGTTAAAAAACTAGCCGGCGATAAAGAGTATGACTTTTTATTTACGTGTCCGCCTTATGGGTTTTTAGAAGTTTATAGCGATGATCCTACAGATTTAAGCAATATGACAACGGCAGAATTTAACGAAACCTATGCACAAATATTAGCTAATAGCGTTAGCCTATTAAAAAATGATCGTTTCGCCGGTATTGTTATAAGCGAATATAGAGAAAAAAAGACTACGGCTTATGTAGATTTTGTAGGAACTACCGTTGAGGCTTTTAGATCTGTAGGAATGGAATACTATAATGAGTTTGTTTTAATAAATGTACCGGGTAGCGCGCCATTACGGGCAGGTAAATATTTTGAACACGGGCGTAAAGTAGCTAAAACCCACCAAAACGTTTTAATATTTGTTAAAGGAGATTATAAAAAAGCAACAGAATATTGCGGAGATGTTGTAGGCGTAGATTTAAAAGATGAAACCGAGTAAACAGTTTATAAAAGCTGACGCTATTAAATGGCTAGAAAAAAATAAAGGTTTAGGAAGTGTTGTAGCTAGTCCGCCCGATGCCGAAGAAGTTGGTTTAAATATTGATGAATGGATTAAATGGTTTCACTCCGCTATAGAAAAAACTTTACTAGCTACAAAAAAAGAAACGCCTACTATTTTTATGGTTACAGATCGTAAACACGATAAACAAGTTATAAGCAAAGCTAATATGATTTTTAAAGTAGCTTATAAACTTAATTATAAATTACAGTTTCATAAAATAGCTTTAAGACTACCTTTAGGTACACACGATATATTTCGCCCGGCCTATACTCACGTACTAGCTTTTAACACCGTTAACAACGCTAAAGACGTAAACGTTCAAGGCTCTGACGTTTTTCATAGGGGTAAAACAATTTACAAAGACGCTACGGGTATAGAGGCTGCTATAAGAATGGTTAAATACGCCGGTAGCTTTAGCGACACAATTATTAATCCCTTTAGCGGTAGTGGTACTATTTGTCATATAGCCGAAAAATACGGTTTTAATTCAATAGGGATAGAAATTTTAGAAAGTCAAATAGATCTAGCTAATAAAGTAGTAATAAAATGAGTAAAAGAGGACGCATACCAAAAAAAGCTGAACTAAAAACAGGCCATAGGGATAATAGTTTACAAGTTTTAAAGGGCGGGGCAGAATTTACAAAACCAAAACCCAAACACCAATGGCTTGCCGCTACGAAACGTAATTGGAAAAATTATTGGAATAGTGAATTAGCAAGCACCGCTCAAAGCGTAGATTTACCTGCCTTTTTTAGACTATTTCAATTTTACGATGAAGTAGACAGAGCTAACCGTATGATTTTAAAACTAGGTAATAACGGTTTACTTAGTGTAGGTAGCCAAGGGCAACCTAAAGTTAACCCGCTAATAGATCTAACTATTAAATTAGAAAGTAGTATTTTAAAACTAGAACAAGAGCTTGGCCTAACACCATTAGCGCGACAACGTTTAGGGATTGCATTCGGCGAGGCACAGGTAGGCTTTAAACAACTACAAGAATTTTTGAAAGAGGATAGGATAGAAACAATTGACCCTAGAACGTTAATGCAACAACTAGAGGAAGAATAATGTCGAAAATTAAAAATAGTGATGAGTACAACGAAAAATTTCAACTAAATAATAAAAGCGGTAAAGAATTAATAAGGTGTACGGCTTGCGGTGAATGGTTTTATCAAATAGGTAAAATTAAAATATGTTTTTGGTGCGATAATGAAGAAGAATAATTTACCGGCTACTAATGGAGCGAGGGTAGTTAAGTTTATTGAAAAGTTTTGCGTACACGGTGAGGGAGACTTTTTCGGAGAGCCTTTTATTTTAGATAATTGGCAAAAAGCTATTATATACGATCTATATGAAGTTAATGAAGATAATAGTAGAAAGTATAGGGAGGCTTTAATCGGTTTACCTAAAGGTAACGGCAAAACCGCTCTTGCCGCAGCTATCGGTTTATATGAACTTTTAGGTAGCGGGGTTACTTCGCCATTAGTAGCAGTAGCGGCAGCTAGTTATGAGCAAGCAAACTTAGTTTTTGGAACTATGAAAGTAATGTGTGAAGAAAGCGTCATACTTAAAGATATGGTCGAAACATTTGAGAACGAAATACAAGTTAAAAATTTACCGGGTAGGGCGTATAGGGTTGCCGCTAAAGCTGGTACAGCTGACGGCGGGCGTAATAGTTGTTTAATAGCAGATGAAATTCACGAATGGGCAAATATAAATCAAGAGCGCGTTCATTATGTATTATCAAACAACACCGCTAAACGTAAAGACGGTTTAGTACTTAATATTACTACGGCGGGCTACGACTTAGACAGCCTAGCCGGACGGCTATATCAAAGAGGATTAAAAAAAGAAACCGGCGAAAATGATGATCCGGAATATTATTTTAAATGGATAGGGGCTAGAGAGGGCGATGACTACGAAGACATAAAAACGTGGAAAGATGTTAACCCGGCGATACAAAATGATTGGTGGCCGTTAGAAAATCTTAACCGTAGATTTAAGAGCCTACCTATGCACGAGTTTCAAAGATACCATTTAAACCAATGGACGCGTACAGAAGAAGAAAGTTGGCTACCGGCTAGCGCTTGGGATAATTGTACGGGCGAAGTAGTGTTTAGCGATACCGCTGAAACCTTTTTAGGGGTGGATATGGCGTTACACCACGATAGTGTCGCTATAGTACACGGACAAAAAGATAAAAATAATAACATTATATTAGATAGTAAAATTTGGCACCCCGAGGATTATGACGTAATAGACATACAAGAAGTAGAGCGTTATATTTTAGATATAGTTATGAAATACAACGTAAAAGAAGTAGCGTATGACCCGCATTTTTTTGAACGGAGCGCGCAAGTTTTACTTGATAACGGCGTGCCTATGGTTAACTTTCCTCAAAGCCACGCTAGAATGGTACCGGCTTGCGGTAATGCTTTTGATTTAATTGTAAATAAAAAAGTTATACATAACGCTACGGCTACCTTTACGGATCAAGTTTTAAGCGCCGCACAAAAAGTTACAGATAGCGGTTGGCGTTTAAGTAAAGGTAGATCTAAAAGAAAAATAGACGGGGCTATAGCTTTAGTTATAATGCTAGACAGAATTACGGCACCGGCTCCATTAGAGGCTCCGGTGAGTATAATAAACTTATGATTAATAAAGATATTATGACAACACTAGCCGAAGTTATAGGGGCTAGCCTTATAATTTACGGTGTATACAATATAAACGCTAGCCTAGGTATAGTAACGGCCGGTATTTTTTTATTAGTAGGAAGTTATTTAATAAGTAGATGAGTTTTTTTAATCGTGATAATAGAAACGCAAGCCTAGGTAATTTAGCTGACCTTTTACAACTTAGGGAGGGCGGTTTATTTAATTACACGGGCGAAAAAGTGAATGAAAAAAGCGCTTTAGGTATTAGCGCGGTGTTAAGCGCTATTTCTTTAATAGCAGATAGTATAAGTATTTTACCGTTAAAAACAATAAGATACGACGGCGACAAAAAAGTATTTACTGAAAAACCACGTATTTTTGAAAAACCTAACCATAACCAAACTATATTTGAAGTTATACACCAAATTATTACAAGCTTACTAATGCACGGTAATGCTTTTTTATTAATTGATAAAGACCGACAGGGTAGGCCTATAGCTATGACCCCTATACATACCGATAGAGTTAATGTTGAAATGAACGGCGGGGTAAAGGTATACGTTATAGGATCAAAAACAAATCAAAGAACATTGACAGACGACAACATACTACATTTAAAATGGATTAGTTACCCGGGTAGCTTAGTAGGTGTTAGCCCGTTAAAAGTAAACGCTAATACTTACGGTTTAGCTTTAGCTATGGAGCGACACATATCACAATTTTACGGACAGGGCGGTACGCCTAGTAGCATATTAGAAACCGATAAAGATTTAACAAGTGAACAAGCTAAATTTTTACAAGAAAATTGGCAAGTTACACACAACAGGAACAGAAAACCGGCGGTACTTACAGGCGGTTTAAAATGGAAATCTATTAGCGCGGGAGCCGGTAGCGAATTAATAGAGGCTCGAGAACAAATAGTAAATGAAGTAGCCCGTATATTTAGAGTACCGGCGCATTTAATAAATAGTAAAGACGGCTCTAACGTATATAGTAATATAGAAAGTAACGGACTAGCTTTTATTAGGCACACGTTATTACCCTACATAAGAAGAATAGAAGACGGTTTAACTACCTTATTACCGGGTAAACAAGTTTTAAAACTAGATACCGAAGAATATGCTAGAGGAGATATGTTTAGTAGAGTTAGAACTTTTCAAGTAGCAATTTCTAGCGGTTTAATGACACCTAATGAGGCTAGAAATAAATTAGATCTAGAGGGATATGAGGGCGGAGATAAATTTTACTTAGGCCTACAGGGAGCGGCAATAGACCCTAGCATACCACCAATAGGTGAAGACGATCATAACCCAAAAAAGGATTTACTAGACCCCGATAATGTAGATACACCAACGCCGTAGTTTAGGTAATGCCCTACTCAATAATACATAACCACCCGGATTGCCCTAAAGAAAGTGGGGAAATGGGTAAAGATCAAATAGGCGGACACGCCGTAGTTAAAGATAGCGACAATAGTTTAATAGGGTGTCATAAAACACACGAAAGCGCAGAGGAACATTTAGTAGCTTTAAATATAGCTATGAGCGAAGAAAAAAGTTTAAACAATAGTATAGAAACTAGAGCTGTAGATCTAAGCGCCCCGGCATTTATGAAAAAAAATATGGAAAGAGGTTTAGATAATCTTAATAAAGCGGGTAGCGGTTTAACTTCTAAAACAATTAGGGACGCGCGTAACATTATTAACACGGGTAAAGTTAGCCCGGCTAAAGCTAGATTAATGTTTCCTTGGCACGCTAGACATTTAAGCGATCTAAAAAGAGAAAAAAGTAACCCTAACGACCCCGATACTTGGCGGGGTAGTGATGTAGCTTTTTTATTATGGGGTAGTAATCCGTGGAGTAACCCTATGCAGGCAGGCGATTGGGCTAAAAGAAAAGTAGAACAATTAAATAAAGAAGATAGAAGTTTAAGCGAACGCGCCCCTAGTGAGCCGGCTCCTAAAGAGGATCAAATTAAAGGAAGTAAAAAAAATAAAGAGGGTAGCGCTACGGGTAAAAGTAATAATATTAAATTTAATGAGCGTACGTTAAAAGCTATAAACACAATAGCCAAAGAACATAATGAAAGTGTTTCCGATATGGCTAGTTGGCGTAAATTACGCATACCTACGGCTAAAGCGGTCGTAAGGCGTGGGTTTGGTGCCTATAGTGGCTCGCATAGGCCGGGCGTTAGTAGGCAAGCGTGGGGTTTAGCAAGGCTTAAAGCTTTTAGTTATTTATTAAAAAAAGATAGACCTAAAAACTCTAAGTACGTTGGCGATAATGATTTATTACCGGAAAGCCACCCTAGGTTTAGCGGTAAAGAAGAAAAATCACAAAATTTTTATGACATAAAGCTAGACGCTATGACAGTTACGACTAAAATACTTAATAAACAAAGTAGGATTAATACCGTGAATAAAGAAACTGAAAATCGTAGCTTTACCTTAGCTAACGTAGAGATAAGAGAAAAAAATGACGGCGAGTTAACTTATAACTTTAGCGGTTATGCAAGCGTATTTGACAAGCCTTACGGCGTAAGAGATAGTAAAGGCGCTTATACGGAAACAATAAAACCCGGAGCATTTAAAAAGACACTACAAGAGCAGGACGACGTTAGGTTTTTAGTAAACCACGACGGTATTCCTTTAGCTCGTAGCTCTAGCGGTACTTTAAGTTTAGAAGAAGATGACTACGGTCTATACGTAGAGGCAGAATTAGATCCTAACAACCCTACGGTTGCCGAAGTTGCTAGCGCTATGAAACGCGGAGACTTAGATCAAATGAGTTTTGCATTCGCAGCCGTGCGTGACGATTTTAACGGCGAAGTTAGAGATGTTCAAGAAGTAAGACTATTCGACGTAAGCGTAGTTACTTACCCGGCTAACAGTTGGGCGGGAGCAAATTTACGCGGAGTAGATTTAGGAGAATATCAAAAAGAATTAGTTGAGGCTCGTAATGGAGATAGAGCTATTGAAGTTTTAGAACAGATAATTAACAAGCTAGAAAAAGAAAGCGAATTAGATATACGTTCTGAAAGTAATCCGGATATAGAAATCTTAAAAATTAAGATGAAAAGAAACGGGTTATTAAAAGACGTAACGCCGGAAGATTAACTTCCACCTTACGTATTGTAAATAACTAAAAGGATAAATTAATGAAACAATTAATAGAAGAAAGAGACGCAAAAACTCTTGAACTTAATGGTTTAGTTACTGAAATGGACGATATGGAAAAAGGCGAAGAATTAGACGGCAAAATTGTTAGATCTAACGAGCTTTTAGAAGAAATCAAAGTTTTAGACGGACAGATTAAGTCACAAGAAGAAGTGCGTAAAAACCTTAAAGAAGTAGAGGAAAGCAGAAAATCTTTAGATATTAAAGAAGAAGATATTTCTGAAACCCGCGCTGAAGTTAAGGAGCCGGATCTTTACAGAGAAGGCGGAGAGCACAATTTTATTAAAGACGCTTATAGTTCACGTAAAGGTGACTACAAAGCATCGGAAAGAATTAATTCTCACCAAGAATATGAAGCAAGAGATATTGGAACGGGAGCCTTTACCGGCTTAGTAGTTCCTCAATACTTGTTAGATATGTACGCTCCTATTGCAAGAGCAGGATCCGCGTTTTATAATGCGGCCTCCAAAGAGCAGTTGCCTCAATTCGGAAACCAAATAGAAGTTTCTAGAATTACAACAGGATCAACAACAGCTCCTCAAGCAACAGAAAACGCAGCCGTATCTGAAACAGATATTGATGACACTTTATTGACTGTACCGGTTAACACAATCGCAGGTCAACAAGATGTTTCAAGACAGGCTCTTGAAAGAGGTGGCGGAAGTGGATTCTCATTAGAGAATGTAATTTTTCAAGATCTACTTTCTGCTTATTACACTACATTAGACCAACAAATGTGGACAGGAACAGGCGCTAACGGACAGCACACAGGAATGATCCAAGTCGCGGGAATCGGAGCTATCTCTTATACAGACGCTAGCCCAACCGTAGCTGAGGCATTTCCTAAACTAGCTAACGCAGTACAAACTGTTAACTCAAACAGATTTGCACCGGCGACAGCCATTTTTATGCACCCTAGACGTTGGGGTTTCTTTACCGCAGGAGTTGACGGTAATAGTAGACCATTAGTATTACCGCAAGGTAATAACCCGGACAACGCAGTCGGCGTTGGTGAGGCTGCCGCTTACGGAAACGTAGTCGGTACTTTACTAGGCCTACCCGTTATTACAGACGCAAACGTTCAAACAAACGGTGGCGCCGGTGGTAATGAGGATCTAGTTTGGGCAATCAAAATGGACGACCTCAAAGTATTCGAGGACGGAGTTATGCAACTCAAATTTGAGGAAACTAACGCAGGTAACCTAACTACTAAAATGGTAGTTTATGGATATTCCGCGTTTGCCTCCGGTCGATACCCAGCGGGAGCAGCTTATGTTTCCGGAACAGGTTTCGTTCCACCTACTTTCTAATAATAAGTAGATAAATTAAATTGGTGTTAGTGTCCGGCAACGGACACTTACACCGTATAGAAAGAAAAAATGAGTAATAAAGAAATAATAAAAGCATTAAAAGAAGAATTAAAACATTACGAAATTTACGGAAAGGCAAAACGTGCAGAAGAAGTTAAAAAAGCTATTAAAGACTTGGGTGGTAAAATTGAAACTGCTAGTAAGAAACCTAAAACCGAAAAAAAAGTAGTAAAGAAGTAATTATGCCCAAAGGTGTAGGTTACGGTAAAACAAATAAAATGAAAGGTCGTAAGTCTAAAGGCCGTAAAGGAAAATAATTTATGGCTATAGTTAACGGGTACATAACCCAAAACGATCTCAAAACTTTTGTTGGTATACCCACGGGCGATAGCGTTGACGACGATCTATTAGATAACGCTATTAACGGAGCTAGTAGACAAATAGACGCATTTTGCGGTCGTAAGTTTTACGCGGACGCTAACGCTACCTCTAGAGAATATTTCACACGAGATTATTACAGGCTATACGTTGATGACATTTCAACTACTACCGGTCTAGTAATTAAATACGACGATAACGACGACGGTACATACGAAACAACAGTACCCGACACAGAATACAAACTTTTACCCCTTAACGGTGTAGTAGACGGTATAGAGGGGAGCCCGTTTTACATTATACAATTACTAAGTGACGGTGAATACGAATGGCCTAGAAGTGTAACTAGTAACAGGCCGTACGCAGAAGTAACCGCTAAATGGGGTTACGCGGCAACGCCGGAGCCTATAAAATACGCTTGTAAAATGCTAGCTAGTGAATTGTTTGCGATGAGAAATGCGCCTTTAGGTGTAGCGGGTGTAGGTGACTTTGGTGTAGTTAACGTACAACAAAATAGAGAAGTTACCCGTTTATTATTACCATTTAGAAAGGGTAGCGTTTTAGGTGTCGCTTAATGGCTAGTTTACAACAGATACGCGACGGTTTAAAAACAACTTTAGAAAATAATATTACAGGTTTACGGGTTTACGATATTGTTCCGGATTACTCAATTAACTTTCCGGTAGCTATTGTTTTACCTACTTCAATTACTTTTGGTTTAGCTATGCAAAGAGGAACAGATCTTTACAATTTTGATATTTTAGTAGCGGTACAACGAGGCGAAAGCCGTACGGCACAGGACGCACTAGATTTATATATTACAGGAGCCGGAAGTAGCTCTTTAAGGCAGGCTATATTTAATAATAGAACATTAGGTTTAAGCGATACCGATGCTAGTGTAACCGGGGTAAGTAATTACGCCGGTGACGTTAACCTTAACGGGATAGACGCTATCGGAGCAAACATAAGTTTAGAAGTTTATACTAAAGGAACAAGTTAATGCCGAAATTTAAAATAATAGGAACTAAACAAATAGACGATAAAGACCCCGGATCTACTATTGAGTTAACAGACTTAAACAAGATATTAACATTAACTAAGGCCGGGCATATAGAGGCCGTAACTAAAAAAGATGTAAACAAAAAAGCTAAAAAAGAAATTAAAAAAATTATAAAGGATAATAAGTAATGGCTAAATATGTATTTACGGACGGTAAGTTATTTTTAGGTGGTTACGATCTAAGCTCACATACTAACTCTGTTACTTTAGATATTACCGCCGAAGAACTTGACGCTACGACAATAAATAGCGGTGGGTTTAGGGAATTATTAGGTGGTTTAAAAGACAGTAGCCTTAACGTAGACGGTTTTTTTGAGGCCGGGGTAGAAAAACCCGACGCATTATTAGGCGCTAGCGTAGGTAATGAAATTATAGTTAGCGTAGTACCGGACGCCGGGGTAGGCAATACCGCCTACTTTTTAAAATCAAAATTATTTAGTTATAATATCTTGGGTAGCGTAGGCGACATAGCGCCTTTTACACTAAGTAAAAGTAACTCCACCGATGCAGTTGTAAGGGGTACTATACAATTAGACGGTGACATTACGGCAACGGGTAATAGCGCGGGCGTACAATTAGGAGCGGTCGGAGCTACTGAAAACCTTTATGCCGTAGTACATTGTTACGGGGTAAGCGGTACAAGTACCCCTACTATTACGTTTAAATTACAATCCGATGACAATAGCGATTTTACAAGCCCAACAGATAGAGCAACCTTTACAAGTATTACCGCTATTAATAGCGAGATCAAAAAAGTTGCAGGCGCTATAACTGATACACATTTTAGATTAAATTATACTGTTAGCGGTACTAATCCGTCTTTATCTATCCACGCGGCAATCGGCATAGCATAAACGCACAAACAGGGCATTTAAAAGCGATCTGCCGGCCGTAAATTTGTAACCTTAGTAACTTAGCCTACCTATTAAATTTAAAAAAAAACTCTAAGAAACCCAATAAAACCCGACATATTTTACCTAAGTAGTATATAATTAACTTATAAAAACAATTACTAGGGAGTAAAAATGACACTAAATAAAATAGAAACTAAAGCGGTAAAATTTATAGCTTTAGACACTAACCTAAACTCTAATACTAAAAGTATTACGCTATTAGAAGTTTTAGATCAAAACAATATAAACACAAAGCTAGTTAATACCGTAAAAGTTAGATTAGCTTTAAAACAAATAGAAAACAGTTACTAGGGAGTAATAATGAAAAATACAGGAATAAATTACGTAGTTAAATTAGTAAGCAAAGATACTAATGAAATGTTTAAAAAAGGTCAATATATGGGCGAGGGCTATTTTGAAACATTAAAACAAGTTGAATACTTTTGTAATAGAGAAGAAAGCGATAGCATAAAAGCTAAAATATTTAGTTTAGCCGAATGGAAAGAGGTATAAAATGGCGTTAAGTAGAAAATATTATGTATTGATAGCCGAGGAAATAAACGAAATGGTTAAGTTAAAAGAGGGGCAACAAAGCGCTAGCTTTACATTAGACCAATTAATGAATAATTTAGCTACGAGATTTGCAGAAGATAATGCTAATTTTGACTATAATAAATTTCTTAAAGCTTGTTTAAAATCGTAAATTAACTCCCTAGTTAATTACGTACAGAAAAACCCGGGTTTATATGTAGCCCGGGTTTTTTTAATATGTCATACTACGCTCGTTTAGATCTACAGGACTTAAAATTATTCTATAAGAAAAGGAGATAGAATTGGCAAAGTTTGTATTAAATAACGCAAGCCTAGTTTTGAATAGTGTAAACCTTTCAGATCATATAGCTAGCGTTACTTTAGATATTACGGCGGACGAAATAGAAGAAACTGCTTTCGGTCAAACTTTTAAGAGTAGATTAGGCGGTCTTAAGGACGGTACTTTAAGTATTGATTTCCAACAAGACTTCGCCTCTAGTGAAGTAGACGTAACATTGTTTCCACTTTTGGGAACTGTTACTACTTTCGTCTTAAAAGCTGACGCGGGATCTGTTAGCGCAACTAACCCTAGCTATTCCGGAAGTGTTTTGGTAAACCAACACCAACCGGTTGCTAATGGTGTAGGTGAGTTAGCAAGTTTTTCTGTTAGTTTTCCAACTAGCGGCACAATAACAAGAGCGACTTCTTAGTATGGCTACTATACAGGGGTTACACCAACTCACGCTTGTATTAGATGACAATACTAAAAAGGAAGTAACGTTAAGGCCGATAGATTTTGTAGCTTTAGAACGTAAGTTTGGACAACGTCCGGCAAGCGAATTAGAAAATCTAAGTTTTGAGGAATTAATGTATTTATGTTGGAACGCTAGTAAGCGTACCGGCGTAACCGATGATTTCGATAAATGGCTAAATACCGTCGCTACTATAGACGGTTTAGGTGGCGAAGACCCGGAGTAACCGGTGGCTATTACTTAGAACTAATAGCCGACATAAGTTTGGCCGCCGGGTTAAACCCAACAGAAGTAGCGGAGTTACCGTTACCGATGTTTTTAGCGTTACAAAATTCACTCCAAAAACGAGCGGAAGAAAATAAATAATGGCTACTATACAGAAAAAACAATCTAAAAGCGGTATAGCCGTAGACGGTTTAAACGATGTTATAAAAGGTTTAAACGGTTTAGCGGAGGGTAAAGCCGTTAAAAAAGAATTACGTGGCTACCATAAAGAAATTTCTCAACAGGTACAATCCGTAGCGCGTACAGAGGCATTAAAGCAAAGCGTAAACGGTAGACCCGTACCTAAAAGATCTAAAGGCGCTAAAGGTTACGTAGGTGGCGGTACCGATAGATTAGCTTTCTTAGACATACGTAAGACTAATAAATTTGTAAGAAACTTAGAGTTTGGTCGTAGGTATCAATTTTTAAATTTTTATAGTAGCCAACAGGGTAAAGGGGCTAATAGCGATAGAAACTTTAACGGTATCTTTTTTCCTGCTAGTGAACTTAAAAGGCGGGTATATAAAAAGTGGCAAGGCGATGTTTGGAAATCTAATGATAGTTTTCCGGAGGGCGCTAAATATTACGGGTATGTAGCGGAAAAAACTATAGCTAAAGCCGTACCTAAAATTACCGAAAACTATGCCGAAGAAATGTTTGATCTAATTAAAAAAACAATAAAGGAAAATAAATAATGGCGGGCGAGAGTACAAAGACGCTACGGTTTGAATTTTTAGCAGATACTAAAAAGTTTTTAGGCAACGTAGGTAAAGTAGGTAAAAAGTTTTCCGACGTAGGCACCCAAATGAAATCCTCCGGGGATAAAATAAATAAAGTTTTAGGGGGTATAGGCGTTGCGGCCGGAGCCGTAGCTACTAAGTCATTAGGAGCGTTTAGAGATTTTGAAACCGGTATGAACGAAGTTTTTACACTTTTACCCGGTACAACGCAAGAGGCTTTTGATCAAATAAATACCGATGTTTTAAAACTAGCTAAAGAAATAGGTAAGCTACCCGAAGATATAATACCGGCATTATACGACTCACTTTCCGCCGGTATACCACCCGACAATGTTTTTGCTTTTCTAGAAACCGCTAATAAATTAGCCGTAGGCGGTGCTACTGAATTAGGTATAGCCGTTGACGGTTTAACTACCGTAGTAAATGCTTTTGGTAGTGATGTAATTAGCGTAGGCGAGGCCTCCGATTTAATTTTTACCGCGGTTAAAGGTGGTAAAACTACGGTAGACCAATTATCAAGCGCTATGTTCAATGTAGCTCCTATTGCCGCAGCTATGGGTATTGAATTTGGAAACGTAACTGCCGCGGTTGCTACATTAACCGCCTCGGGTACACCTACTAGCGTTGCTATGACGCAAATAAAAAGTACATTATCGGAACTTTCAAAACCTACTAGCAAACTATCTAAATTATTTATGGATCTGACGGGTAAAAGTTTTACGGAATTTATAGCAAGCGGAGGAGATTTAAAAAAAGGTTTTGATATTATTAAAAAGGGTGCTGAGGCAAATAATAAACCGTTAGCGGAATATACGGGATCTGTAGAGGCCTTAGCGGTGTTACAAACTTTAACCGGTAAAGGTAGCGAAAAGTTTGCTACTGAATTAGACGCAAGCGCTAATGCTATAGGAGCAACAGATGAGGCATTTGCCCAAGGCTCTAAAGGTATAGGATTAGTTTTAGAAAAACTACAAGCTGCTTTTAGTGTTTTACAAATAGAAATTGGACAAAAATTAGCTCCAATACTTATTGAGGCTATAGATAAAATACAAGCTAAATTTAAAGAAATACAACCGGGCTTGCAGGCTTTTGTAGATAACGTAAAAAGTTTTTTTGCTAGTGATGTAGTTAGATCTACTATTAATAAATTAACTGACGCTTTTAAGGGTTTACAAAAAAGATTGGCTCCCGTAGTAGATAAAATTAGCGAGTTTTTTCAAGCTAACCCTAAAGTTGCTTTTACGGGCTTAGCGGTCGTTATAGGCGGTATTTTACTAGCTAGCGTAATATCTATAGCTAGTGCGTTTGCGGCTCTATTTAGCCCCGTTACGCTCATAATAGGTGCTATAGCAGGCCTTGCCGCGGGCTTTAGGTTTGCTTTTGATAATGTTGAGGTTTTTAGAAATTTTGTGACTAATAGTATAAATTTTTTAAAAAACTTATTTACTAATTTTATTAGCTTTTTTAAGGGCGAGGGATTTGTTAACTCATTTAATACCGGGTTAAATTTTGTAAAAGATCAATTTAATAACCTAAAAGAAGTTTTTGACGGTGTAGTTAAATTTATTAGCGGGCTTTTTAGTGGAGATGTTAATTTAGCGGTAGAGGGTTTAAAAAATATATTTAACGGCTTACTTAACTTTTTCAAAAAAAATTGGGATTTATTTGGCACGCTAAAAAATGTTTTTGTCAATGCTTTAACAAAAACTAAAGATTTTTTAGTTCCTAAATTAAAAGAATTTGGAAACAATTTTGTAGAAACTATTACAACAGTTATTAAAACCGGCGCGGGTGTTGTAATGGAGGGTGTAAAGTTTGTATTTAATAAAGTTATAGATAAAATAAACGGCTTTATAACCGACCTTAACAACGGTTTAGGTTTTAGTTTTTTTGGTATAGATATTAACCCACCCGACTTACCTAATATACCGAGATTGGCCAAAGGTGGAATTGTTAAGGAGCCGACTTTAGCTATGATAGGCGAGGCGGGTACCGAGGCAGTTATACCTCTACCCTCGGGGGTTGGCGGGGGTAATGGCCTAGGCGGTGACGTTTATAACATAAGCGTAAACGCGGGCTTAGGTACAGACGGCGCAGACGTAGGACGACAAATAATTGAACAAATAGAAAAATATAATAGACGTAATTTAAGGATAGTTTAAAATGGCGCAACCTACGGTACGCGTTAGATTAGGATTTACTCCCGATACCTTTACCCTAGACGATTTAGTTAGAGGGGTATTAGATACCGGGCAATTAGGAGGGGCTACAACCCTTACAGATGTTACAAGCGACGTTCAAAATATAGCTATAAGCCGTGGTAGATCTAAAGACCTAGATAGTTTTTTTACAGGTAGTTGTGCTATAAAATTATTAAATAACGCCCGTAAGTACGAAAATACTAATACGGCTAGCCCGTACTACCCCGGTATAGAGCCATTTATAATTATGCACGTAGACGCTACAACGGACGGCGGTAGTAATTATGAAGACCTATTTGTTGGTTTTGTAGCCGATATAAGCATTAATTATCCGGATAGTAATAACTCTTTTGCTACTTTTACAGGTTTTGACGCTTTTATGAAAATTAACAATACTGAATTAATAAACCAATCTTTTAGTAGTACAGATAGCGGTGCCTTAATAAATGAAGTTTTAAATAACAATAGCGTTAAATTTAGTACAAGTAATAGAGATATAGAAACCGGTATTAGTACAATGCAGGCTATTAGCGGGCTAACCGAGAATACTTTAAGTTTATTACAACGTATAGAACAAAGTGAAAACGGTTTACTATTTATGAGTAAAAGCGGTAAATTAACATTTAAAAACAGGCATACGACTTTTCCTAGTAGCGCTAGTAAAGTTTTTAGCGATGACGGAAGTAATATAGCTTACGTAAGCGTAGATTATATAACAGATGACAACGAAATATTTAATATAGTAAACCTTACGCGTACCGGTGGGTCTACACAAACACAGGTAGACGTTGGTAGTCAATTAAAATATTTAATACGTACCCTAACTCGTAGTAGTCTTTTAAATAATAGCGATACAGAAGTTAATTCGGCCGCACAATTTTTATTAGGTAAGTTTAAAGACGCGTTACTACGTTTTGATAATTTAGAAGTAAATGTAAATGATCTAAGCACAGGTAATCAAAATTTAGTACTAGCTAGCGAAGTCGGGGATATTGTTAGTATTGAACTAAGCCCGCCCGGTACCGGTAGCCCTAGCCAAATAACAAGTTTAGAAACTTTAGACAGTATCTCTTATAACATAACGCCCGATACTTTTAAGGTAGGTTATAAGTTAAGTAGCGCTAACCAACAAGCATTTTTGAGACTAGATAACAATTTATTTGGTATATTAGATACGGATAAATTAGGTTATTAAATGACATACAACAACGTAATAAGTATAGAAAGGATAAACTTAAAATATGGCTAATGGTTTTAAAGTATTTTCAACAGGTGAAGTTTTAACGGCCGCAGATGTTAATGATTACTTAATGGAGCAATCTATAGGTATTTTTGCAAACTCTACGGCAAGAGACGCACAAATAACAAGCCCTATAGAGGGTCAGTTTTGCTATTTAGCCGATAGCAACGTTTTACAATTTTATAACGGGTCGGCTTGGGCGTCTTTTATCGGCGAGGGAGATATTACAGGGATAACAGTAACAACAAACGCAACCGATGGTTTAAGCGGTGGTGCAACTGCAACTTCGGGAGCATTTTCGTCAACTTTAAAATTTGCACCTAATGGTTTAGCTGCGGCTACTGTAAATGTTGCTAATGATTCAATTGCAATAATTGACGCAGATGACAGTAACAATCCAAAAAAAGAAAGTATTTCTGATTTAGCAACGGCTATGGCCGACGGAACTACAATTACAGCGACAGGCGGTGTACTTAGTGCAGGTGCCGGTGGCGTTAGTTTAGGCTTAGTTATAGCTTTATCATAAGAAAGGAATAATATAAAATGGCGGAAACATTTAACACAGCAGATATAGCAATCACAAACTCCGAACAAACATTATATACAGCGCCGGCAAGTTCGGGAGCGGTATCTATAGGTTTGAGTTTAAGAGTGACTAATATCGACGGAACTAATGATGATAGTGTAACGGTTACAATTTATGAAACCGGAGGATCAACTAAAAAAGCAGAAATAGCTCATACTATGCTAGTACCTGCAGATAGTTCATTGGAGTTAATGGGTAATTCTAAAATCGTATTAGAGCAAAGCGAAGTAATTAAAATACAAGGCGTTGCGTCTTCCGGCGATTTAGAGGCCTATCTTTCAGTTTTAGAAATTACAACCTAAAGGATAAAGTATGTCAGAATACGGTTATACGGGAGCGGTACCTACGCAAAATACGGCTAAAAATTCAGGGGTTTTTCAAGTTAACGATATTATAGATTTACAAGCCGACAACGGGTGGTCTTTATCCGAATACCCCGTACAATATTTAGTTATAGCGGGCGGTGGTAGTGGTGGTAGTGGTTTTTCATTAGCCGCAGGCGGTGCCGGTGGTGCCGGGGGTTATAGAAATTCATACGCTAGCGAAGATAGTGGTGCTGGCTCCTCAACGGAAACACCTTTAACCGTAACTCCTAATACAGATATTACAATTACAATCGGTGCAGGCGGAACAGCTACTAGCAATAGTGGTAGAGGCGTAACGGGTAACGATAGCGTTTTTGGAAGTATTACTTCTGCCGGTGGTGGCGGAGGATCAAGTGCTACAAACGGTGGCGCTCGTTCAGGTGGCTCGGGCGGTGGCGCAAGCCATTATCACGGTGCAGCGTCCGGAACAGCTAACCAAGGTAAAAATGGTGGACCCGGCCTCAATGGACCCGGAATTTGTCCTAATCATTATTTAGGAACAGGTGGCGGTGGTGGTGCTAGTACTACACCGGCGAGAATGTCTTGTTCGGGTGGTGTTATTAATGGTGGTGTAGGTTTATATTCATCAATTACAGGAACTTCGGTCGGTCGTGCAGGTGGAGGTAAGGGATCCTCAAATGAT